CCAAAGGCGAAACTACAAGCAAAACTAACGTAGAAGCGAATACCTTCAAGAATATTAACGTTTGCGACTGCTCTATAGAGTTTTCGTTTAACGTCATTGATTGTTTCCTTTGCGTATGAAACTCCCTCAAGATTATGCATCCAGGCATCGGATACACCATACTGTTGTGCTGATTGAATAAAGTCATCGTAAGACTCTGTAACGCTCTTAGCACGTTCCAGAATACGTTCATCACCAATAATAGTGTCAAATACCTCAGAAGGATCTGAATAGACATTTTTAATGATATAAGTGTATGAACGACTATGGATCATCTCCATAAATCCCCACACTTCCATACATGCTTCCAATTCAGGAAGTGAGCAATATGGAATAAATGCCATACCAGGACCACGACCCTGCACAGAATCAAGCATAATCTGATACTTCAAATTAGAAGTATAGATGTGCTTTTGTTCTGGGCGAAGAGTTTGGTAGTCTCCACGATCCTTCTGGAGGGAGACCTCCTCAGGTCTCCAGAAGTATCCAAGTTGCTGAGTGGTTAGTTTATCAAAAATAGGATATTTGTATGAATCATATCTTTGAACCCCAAGTGGCTTACCAAAAAACATTGGTTGCTTTTTAGTATCAACTTTCTCGGTGTTAAAAACTGTCATTCCTTTAATATTGGTGGTTTCTTCTGTTGAAGAAGTTTTAAAATCAAACTGCGCAGGATTCACACTCTCCCTCCTCTGCTGAACTTAACTCACACATTCTATTTAACTCTCCAAAATATTTGGTTTTCATCATACTCTAAGATTATGGTTTTGTCCATCCTTTATGTTGGTTTAATCTACCTTTAATAACACTTGTAATGTGCCCATTATTTAAATTATTTTCTTTACAAAATTGTGCTATATTTTTTCCTTTTACTATTTTTCCATTTGGAGAAAGTAATTCAAATTCTTTTGCTGTTTTTTCTGCTCTTATTCTGCCTCCTTTTTTACCATTTTGAATTCTTTGTTCTTTTGTTAAAGAGTGAATTCCAGTACCAAGTTCTTTTGCTTTTTTTCCTAATTTTCTGGCGTGTTCACTTTTTTGTTCTGGTGTTAATGCAAATATACCTAGACCAAGTTCTTTTGCTTTTTCTCCACATTTTTTTCCATGAATACTTCTTTGTTCTTTTGTTAAAGAGTGAATTCCCATTCCAAGTTCTTTTACCCTTTGTCCTCCAATTTTAGCATTTTCAATTCTTTGTTCTTTTGTTAGAGAATATAAACCCAATCCAAATTCTTTATGAATTCTTGATGCTTTTGTCCCACCTTTTTTTCCTGCTTCACTTTTTTGTTCTGGTGTTAATGCAAATATACCTTTTTTGGATTCATATACTTTTTTTCCACCTTTTTTTCCACCTTTTTCACAAACATCAGGATGAAAAATTGGAGAAGCACATCTATTCAAGCAAAACTCTGGAAATTTTTCCCAAGCATCTTTTATAAGTTTTGGTTCTAATTTTCTCATTTCATCAAAAGAATCACATACTTTTAGAATATGCTTTGTTTTTGGTAAAGAAACATCTTCCCACAAATGCTTAAAGGTTCTCGGAGAACCCCAATATTTTGTGTCATTTTCTGGTTTTACTTTTGATTTGCGAGAACCAATATAAAATTGCCCGTCCTCAAATTTAATTAGATAAAGATAGTAATAATTCATAACTCCACTTGTATCCTTTACAGTGCTTAAATTTTCCTTCGCAAGTATATTTGATATTAGAAGGACTTGTCTTTACAAATTGTGCTGCATCAGCAAAAGATTGAAACTCTCTTAAAAAGTTTCCTTCAATATCATACTGATATACTTTGTTTCTTTTTATATTTGGATTATTTTTGAGTGTTTGAGATGTTTTACTTTTGCTCTCTTCTTTGTGCGATTTTCCAGCAAATCCACAAGGAGATGGTTGACCTTTTCTCATTTTACTCAATTTTTGTTTAGTTTCTTCAGTGTGCTTTTTACCATAAAAGGAATTTTCTTCTCCGATATACTTTCCTATTCTTTTTTCAGAAAGAAGTTTTTTAGTTTTATTAGAGTGCTTAAATCCAAGAATACCATTATCTCCACCAACAGTTTGGTTGTAATCTGGTTTTAACTTAGAAATCCAAAATACTTCTCTATCTGGTAAATCTTTTCCACATACTTCAATTTCTTCAATTATAAAATTTTCTTTACCATATTTCCTTATTGCTTTATGGAAATAAGAATTTGAGTTTCTAATTAGTGCATCATAGCAATGGTTATTAAATCTATATTTCAATTTCTTTCTGGTCATACCAACATAAAACTTACCATTGACTTGGTTAGTTATTTTGTAAATGCGACCTTCCATAAGATAAAATAAAAACCTATTACTATTTATAATAATAGGTTTTTACACTTTTTAATTAAATAGAACAACTATCGCAAGTTGTTTCGTCGGCACCAGAAAGTTCTTGAAGAAGTGATTGGAGGTCTTGTTTTGGTTCTTCCACTACTTCATCAGTTTTAATGTCATAAGTGTTTTGATAATAACTTGTTTTCCAACCATAACGATATGTGGATAATAAATCCCGTGCCATCACTGACACAGGAACTTCATTGTCTTTGTAGTTTTCTGGGTTGTATGACCAGTTTCCAGATATCGCTTGATCAAAGAACTTTTGCATAACAGCAACAACATTAATATAACCAGTGTTGTTAGGCATATCCCACAGAAGCGTATAGTTGTTCTTAAGGGTATGATATTGCGGAACAATCTGTTTGAGCGGTCCCTTTTTACTTTTCTTAACGGACAAGAATCCACGGGGTGGCTCAATTCCGTTGGTTGCGTTTGACACAACGGAACTGCTCTCCGATGGCATCTGTGCGGACAATGTTGAGTGCCTGAGACCATGCTCCAGGATAGATGCTCTAAGAGTTTCCCAATCATGTTGGAGTCCAATAGAAGAAATTTCGTCTACATCTTTTTTGTAAGTATCAATAGGAAGAATTCCATCAGCATACTTTGTGCGACCAAAGTATTCGCAATAACCCTTTTCTTTAGCAAGTTGGTTAGATGCTTTCAAGAGATAATACTGGAAAGACTCTGATAGTCCATGAACAGCATCCCATGCTTCCTGAGAAGAATAATTGTATCCAAGTTTTGCCAAATAGTGTGCAAGACCAATAAACCCTATACCAAGAGAACGACGTGCCTTGGTGGCGATTTCTGCTGCCTTTACTGGATATTTTTGATAGTCAATCAATTCATCCAAACCACGAACAGAAAGATCACAAAGTTCCTCAAGTTCTTCATCAGACTTTACTTTTCCCACATTGATAGCAGAAAGAATACAAAGTGCAATCTCACCTTCTCCATCAATATGCTGAAGAGGATCTGTAGGAAGAGTAATCTCTTGACAAAGATTGCTCATATTCACCTTATCTTTGAATGAAGAGTGGGAATTGCAGTGGTCAATATTCATAATGTAAACACGACCCGTTTCCGCACGTTCCTTAAGAAGATTAAGGATGAGTTCTTGTGCTTTAACAGTTTTTTTCTTAATGGACGGATCCTTTTCATATGCACAGTAGAGTTCATCAAAATCAGAGAGTCCAAAGCGATCATAAAGTCCAGGTACATCATGAGGGGAGAAAAGCGTAATTTCGCCATCCTGAATGAACCTCTCATAGAAGAGTTTGCTGATCTGAATGCTGTAATCAAGTTTGCGAACACGATTATCCTCCGTACCCTTATTGTTTTTAAGAACAAGAATATCTTCTATTTCTTGATGCCAGATTGGGAAGTGGACTGTCGCGGATCCACCTCGTATGCCATTTTGCGTGCAACATCTGACAGTTGCTTCAAACTTCTTGAGAAATGGTACAACACCCGTGTGTTGAACTTCTCCCCCTCGGATCTTGCTGTTGATGCCACGGATTCTACCAGCGTTAATGCCGATTCCCGCCCTCTGTGCAACGTATCTGCCAATAGCCATATCGCTACTAAAGATACTATCGAGGGTGTCATCAACATCAACAAGAACACAGCTAGCGAATTGTCTAAGTGGCGTCCTAACGCCTGCCATAATGGGGGTAGGGATGTTGATTTTGTGCTTTGAGATTGCGTCATAATACCTCTTGACATATGACATTCTTGTTTCTTTTGGATACTCCGCAAAAATAGTCAGAGCAATCATCATATACATGAATTGTGGAGTTTCATATACTCCACCACCACTCCTATCTTGCACGAGGTACTTATCAACGACTTGACGTAGACCCGCATAAGTGAACAGATAGTCGCGATCATGATCAACAAAACTATCAGCCTTTTCAATTTCTTCTTTTGAATAC